TTAGGCGGCTTCCTCTTTGGCTGGTGTGATGAGGTCTTGAATGACGCCACCGATAGCTTCGGTTCGAATATCAATGACGAGCCCTTTGGCTGTGACAGTTACGCGACGAATTAGCAGTTGAGCGATGCGCGCTTGTTCGAGGGGGAAGAGTTTCTCCCAAAGGGCGTCGAAATCTTGCAAGGCGGCGACCACGTCACGCTCATCAATTGAGGCGGAAAGAGTTTTTAAACCCGCAAGGGCATGTACTACCGTTTCTGGCGCTCGCAGCACTTTGCGGATTTGGCTTAGGACCGCACTTTCCAGAGTGTCTGCTGATAAGCGTTTCGGCGCTCCATCATCTACGACGTCTCGGTCCTTAATTTTGTCCATCGATACGTAATAGCGATACCAGCGATTGCCTTTTAGGGTGCCGCTTGGGGTCATTGAAACGCCGGAAGCCGTAAATACGAGACCTTTGAGAAGCGCAGGCGCGCGGCCCCGACTGTTGTTGCGGCGCTCTCGAGGACTGCGCTGCATTATGGCACGCACTTTATCCCAGAGATCCTGGTCGATGATGGCCTCATGTTCGCCAGGATAGGAGGTCCCTTTGTGAACGGCCTCACCGAGGTACACTCGGTTTTTAAGGATCCGGTAAATGTATCCTTTGTCGGTCAGTATTCCACGCTTTGTCTGAAACCCTTCAGCTCGGAGTTCGCGGGCGAGAAGGGACGCAGATCCCAATTGAACAAACCGTTCAAAGACCTGACGGACGGCTTTGGCTTCTTCGGGGTTGATGACGAGTTTGCGGTTTTTGACGTCGTAGCCATGGGGAACACAGCCCCCCATCCACATTCCCTTTTTGCGAGAGGCAGCGACTTTGTCTCGAATCCGCTCAGCCGTCACTTCTCGTTCGAATTGTGCAAAGCTGAGCAGAATATTGAGGGTAAGGCGTCCCATAGATGTTGTTGTGTTGAAACTTTGGGTCACGGAAATAAAGGTGACATTGTTGCGATCGAAGATCTCGACGAGCTTTGAGAAGTCCATGAGCGAGCGACTGAGGCGATCGATTTTATAGACCACAACCACATCGATTAGGCCGGCTTCTATGTCTTCGAGCAACTGGTTCAGAGCGGGTCGATCAAGGGTGCCACCGGAGATCCCGCCATCGTCATATTGTTCACGTAAGGCCACCCATCCTTCAGAGCGTTGGCTTGCAATATAGGCTTCGCAGGCCTCTCGCTGAGCGTGGAGACTGTTGAACTCTTGTTCGAGGCCTTCGTCGCTGGATTTGCGGGTGTATATGGCACAACGCAGTTTGCGGGGCGTCTTAGGGGATTGATCAGTCATGTTTTTGCTCCTGTGCGGTCGCCGAGGCCGAAGAAGCGATATCCGTTCCAGTTTGATCCGGTGATCGCGCGGGCGATCGCGGAGAGTGATTTGTATGGGCGGCCCTGCCATTCAAATCCTGCTTTGAGAACTGTCACTTCGTGTTCTGTTCCGCCCCATTCACGAATGAGTTTGGTCCCTGGGTGAGGGTTTCTGGGGTCGGCGATTTGGCGACGCTTTGCACGACGGCCTTCGACTTCATCGGCGAGGCCATCGAGCAGACGGCGTGTTTGGCGATCAATACCGCCGTAGGCCAACTCTTGAATGCGGTAGGCCAGACGGTGCTCGAGGTTTGCACGTGAATAGGGTGGGGGCGTGTCCTCAAAGAGATCGCGCCATTGTTTTTTGAGGTCTGCGATGGGCGTTTTGGGGATAGCGTGTAAGCGCGCCAAAATAGAGAGATCGAGGTCTTTGGATTGTCCTCGCTTCGGGGGTTTTAGTTTAGTTTGATGCATGGTCAGTGCCTCCAATTCGGATCCGGGTTCGCTGACGACTACTGCTCGAACGGGGTAAAACATCCACAAAACTGTCTCTGGTCTGTGCAGATAAAGAACTGGACTTATCGTCTTTGAGACGCATGAGCCCAACAGCGAGAATGTAGCCGAATTCTGATCTTCGTTCGGAGATGGTCATGGTCTCAGGGCATAGGGGATTGGGCCCAGAAACTGGGGTCTTAAGAATATCAATCATGGGGGTGCCTTATGAGGTCTGTGACACCTGTTTGAGGCAGGTTTGTTGAGGGATGCAACTGTTTAGCATGATGCGCCGTGCCCGCGCGCAACTGCGCGTATCTATGGGTATGGAGACCTTACTAAGTCTTGGGGTGAGGGACTTCGAAAAGCCTGCCTGTGGACGAATTTTGGATAAGTAAATGTTGGACGGAATCGGGGAATTTGATGTAGAACATTTAGTGAACAAAAGAGCGCAGGTCGGAGGAAAGATGCTTATTGAAAAGGACTATTATTCACTGTCGGAGATCCTCCTGCGCTGGTCGATTCAGGAAGAGGATCTGATCTATTTGGCAGAAAATGATCAGGTCAGACTGTCACTTAGATTATGCAATATGTTCTTGGAATTTGGGACTTACGAGGTGGATGAGGACGGGGCTCTGTTTCGGATGGCGACAGCAGAGCGTTCCTTTAGTGGTCTGGTCGATGTTCAGGCAGATGATGTCTTTCATCTCTTTCGTGCCGGCGAAGCCTACTTGCAGGAGTTTAGGTTGGGGCCGAACGGATATGCGGCACTGCCAGACACCCATGAGGGGCATTACACGGTCATTGGAGATCTCTTGATGCGCCGAACGGTCCGCGATCATTTTGAGGTCCGGCAGGGCTTTCATTCTGGCGAACCGCAGGAGCCCGAGCGGACCTTTATCTCAGCCAATGGATACCGAGAGATCCGCTACTGCGGTCAGTATTTTCAATTTGGCCCGATCCAGGCGGAGGTGGTGCGGGTTTTGCATCACGCGACAGAGGTGGGGCAACCATGGCAAAACGGCAAGATGATCTTATCGCAAGCTGGGTCCCGCAGTCTCAAGATGCTCGACGTTTTTAAATCCAAGCCAGGATGGCGCGATCTGATTCAGTCGGATGGACGCGGGAATTATCGCCTAAGGGCAGGCTGATCGGGATCGCGTCATAGGACCTGCGGGATCCGGAGTGGGATGAGAGGGGGAGGGTTGCGGGATGCGCCTCCCCCTCAGTGCATTGAGGTCCATGAAACTAGGAAGAAGGCTGATCCCACTCCGGATCCCTCTTCGCTCCCGACGACATCCCACCGCTGAGTTTCGCATTCTCTCCTGGTCATCACGAGAGGATTTAAACGATGCAACCAAAGACGTGTTTTACGCAAAAAGAACTGGCCCGGCGTTGGGCGATTTCTCACCGAACCTTGGAGCGCTGGCGTTGGACGGGTGAGGGTCCATCCTTCATGAAACTCGGTGGTCGAGTGATCTACCGTTTGGAGGACATCATCGCCTTTGAGCAGGCGTGTTTGCGTTCAAGCGAGGTGGAGCCTGAGGCACGGGTCGCATGATGGTTCTGCAGGTCGAGGATGATCTTGGGTTCTTGGCTTGGCTGTCTGTAGCCGTGCCAGGATCTGCGTTCAGCTATCATCAAGGCTTCTTGGCTGTGGATACGTCGCCTCCGGTTTCCAAACTTACGCCAAGAGACCAGAACCGTTTGCGCTTGATCGCTGAGGCTGCTTGGCGCGCCTCGGAAAAGAACCTGGTGCATCTCGTGCAGTCGCGCCTGGGTCCGGATCATTTCGAGTATCGCGCCGTCGCACGCCCATCCAAAACTTCACACCCCACTCATCACCAAAAGCGTCCTCTTGAGGCCGCCTAAACGAATTTATCCTGAAAGGACCCCAAGTGACCTATCCAAAGAACATCCCCAGTGTGGATGATATGTTGAACCTGCCAGCTGGAGAGTTGGCAATGATGCCTGTCGAGTTGCTGGCAAGCCTTCAAGCCGAGCTTGCCCATGCACAGGGCCAGCTGAAGGCGGCGATCGCTCGGTTTAGTACGGCCTTAGAAGTCCGTTATGCCACTCGTGCGGCAGAAGCCCGAGAGGCGTCGGGCAAAGATACCGGTACGGTGCGTTTGACCGATGGTGACTACACGGTCATCGCCGATCTGCCCAAACGGGTCGAATGGGACCAAGAGAAATTAGCTCTGATGGCACAGAATTTGGTGGCGACAGGTGAGGACCCGGCTGAGTTCATAGACACCAAACTCTCGGTCGCAGAGCGCAAATACGGGGCTCTTCCTGAAGCCTGGCGTAAAGATTTTGAGCCCGCGCGCACGGTCAAAGTTGGTGCATTGAAGGTCACGCTTCAGTCTGGAGTTGCGGCATGACCGAAGGCTTCCCCATCATTACAGCGGATCAGCGATTGGCAGAGCCGCGCGGGATCAAAGGTGTCATTTTTGGAAAAAGCGGGATTGGCAAAACGAGCCTCTTGTGGACCCTGGATCCGACGACCACGCTGTTTTTTGATCTTGAAGCGGGCGATCTTGCGATTGAAGGCTTGAGCATCAATGCGCTGCGCCCACGAACTTGGTCAGAGTGTCGAGACTTCGCGGTGTACATCGGGGGCCCTAATCCGGCGCTACGCGATGATCAACCCTACGGGCCAGCGCATTATGCTGCTGTTTGCGAAAAGTTCGGCGATCCTGCCGTGCTCGATCAATATGACACCGTATTTGTCGACTCGATCACGGTTGCGGGGCGTTTGTGCTTTCAATGGTGCAAAGGCCAGCCTGAAGCCCTGTCAGAGAAGACTGGCAAGCCTGACGTCCGGGGTGCTTTTGGACTTCACGGTCGCGAGATGATCGCATGGCTGACCCACCTCCAGCACACCAGAGGTAAGAACATTTGGTTTGTGGGCATCTTGGATGAGAAGTTGGATGACTTTAACCGCAAGATCTTTGTGCCTCAGATTGATGGCTCAAAAACGGGGTTGGAACTGCCAGGTATTGTCGATCAGGTCATCACAATGGCCGATATCCCGAGCGATCGGGGCGGCGATGAACGTGTCTTTATCTGTCAAACCCTGAACCCATGGGGCTTTCCCGCTAAAGACCGATCTGGCCGACTTGATCCAGTAGAGGCCCCACATCTGGGGCATTTGATGCAGAAAATCCGCGGCCCATTGCGTGCCGTCGAGGAGCGTCTTTCTTACTCTCAACCTTCCCCAAATTTTCCGAACTCGATTGAGGCGGAGAGCCTCGATCTTCCAACGTCTCTTTGAAAGGACCGACTATGTCTCTGTGGACAGACTTTAGCGATGCACAAACCCAGTCCAATGTGATCCCAAAGGGCACCTTGGCGAAGGTTCAGATGACACTGCGACCGGGTGGCTTTGATGATCCTGATCAGGGCTGGACGGATGGTTACGCCAAGCGGGGGACGACGGGATCCGTATATTTGGATGCTGAATATACGGTGATGTCAGGCCCATATGCCAAACGTAAAATTTGGTCGATGATCGGACTGTATAGCCCAAATGGCCCGAATTGGGCGGCTATGGGCCGAAGTTTCTTGCGGAGTGTTTTGAATTCGGCGCGCGGCTTGTCTGACAAGGATCTTTCGCAAGTGGCGCAAGAACGACGTCGGATCTCTGGGTTTCGAGATCTTGATGGCCTTGAATTTGTGGCACGAATTGATGTGGGCATTGATGGCATGGGGGAGGAGCGCAACGAAATCCGCTCTGCTGTTACGGTGGATCACCGTGACTATGCCAATCTTATGCAGGGCCTGGCGCAAAACCTGACGCGCCCATCTAACGCCTCGTTTGCGGGCTCTGCTCACCAGGCCGCCTATGAGGGGCAAGCCCCAGCGCAAAGCCGGCCAGCATGGGCAGGGTGAGACGCGCTATGGAAGAAATGGTGGAGCGCTTCGGCGCTGCACCACACCCGTGCCATTGCAGTTTTTGCACATCGCTCGCCACCGGTTTTGGCTGGTTTGAACGCTCCAACAAATCTGAGAGCCGAAAGGCACATAACTTTTGTTCGTTCGCCTGCCAATCGACCTTCGTAGATCTCCACGTCCAACGTTATCCAAGAGGACAACATATGACCGAGTTAACTGCCTTTGAGACCCGAGCCCTTGAGGCTGTGCTTGTTGGCCTTATTCCAGAGTTTGAGCGTCTCGGCTGGGACCGCAGTTTTGCTCAGATGAGCAAACAGGAGATCATGGGCATTTTAGCGGAGGCTATCCGTATCTTCCGCGTCGAAATGTCGGCCTTGGCGCTTGAAGATGAGATCCCATTTTGATGGGCGCGCGGTCTCTTTTGCCTGCCTTTGCTAAAGAGGTGCAGGCCTTAATTGATACAGGCCTACAGGCTGCGCATAAAGGCGAGGTGCCTCGCCAGTATTTGGGTGGGTCTCGCCTTGGCCATCCTTGTACTCGTGCCTTGCAGTATGAATATCTCAATTCTCCTAAAGACGAGGGGCGTGGCTTTACAGGACAAACTCTGCGAATTTTTGCGATTGGCTACGCGCTCGAAGATTTGGCGGCTTCGTGGCTTCGGAGTGCGGGATTTGAACTTCTGACACGCCAGTCCAATGACCCCGAGGCTCCGCAATTGGGCTTCTCGGTTGCGGGGGGACGCATACAAGGTCACGTGGATGGCATTGTGATCTCAGCACCGAGTGGTCTCATGGTCGCCTGTCCGGCTCTGTGGGAGTGCAAGACGATGAATGCGCAGTCCTGGCGCAGATGTGTCAAAGAGGGTGTGGCGCGCGCCAAGCCCATCTATGCAGCGCAAATAGCGATTTATCAGGCGTACATGTCGCCACAGGTCCCAGGCCTTATTCAAAATCCGGCTCTTTTTACGGCGATCAACAAGGATACAGGCGAACTCTATCACGAAGCCGTTTCCTTTGATGCCGAGCGTGCACAGCAGATCTCGGACCGTGGCGTCCAAATTCTACGGGCCACTGATGCAGGGGAATGGCTTCCTCGACTTGCCCGATCCGCCGACTTTTATGAATGCCGGTTATGTCCTTGGGCGAAGCGCTGTTGGAGCGCGCCGTCATGACCGACGAGCCTTCGTCCCGAAGTAAGCCAGCGACACAAAATCAAGAGACGTCAATGCAGAGTACCACTCAGCCGGAGGATGCCGCCGCGCCGCAACGGCACGTTCCAGAAAACCTTGTTCACTTTAATCCGTGGCGCGACTTCAACGATGCTGCGCCAATCGAGGATGTATTTGGCGATGAGTTGGATCCCTCACAGATTGCTGACTTCATGGAAGTGGTCTTTGGGTATTGCGATGGCTTCATTCCGGTGCGGAGTTTCATCGATAAGGGGCAAGGCTTTGATGGCAGGCCGCACAACATTTGGATTGAGGCGGGTCGCTCTGTTGCCGACAAAATGACAACCTTTGCGCATTGGGCGGCACGGGAGGGCGCTGCTGTCTATGTGATCCCTGGCACAGTTGCAGCTCTCGGACAGGCAAAGGCTGCTGACGTCCTACAGATGCAAGCTGTTGTCGTTGATATCGACACTGGCGATATCGCCGCAAAACGCAGCCATCTCATCCGCCATTTGGGGCCACCTACTATGGTGGTGGAGAGCGGGGGCGTGACGGTCGAGGGGCAGCGCAAACTGCATCTATGGTGGAAGCTGACAGAGCCTGCTCAAGGGGTGGATCTCCTGCGTGTCACGCGGTTGCGTGGCGATATTGCTGCCAAAGTCGGAGGTGATATGCACTTTCGCTCGGCGCACCAGCCTATACGAGTTGCAGGATCGGTTTATTATAAAAACGCGCTGAAGACCCAAGTTCGAATTGTAGACCTCTACCGAGATCGAGAATTTGAGCTTGATGACCTTTGTGAGGCGGTAGCTGATATGCCACCAGCGTCAGGGATCGCGTTGGCACCTGATGTCTCTGGAGCAGACCGGCCAAATGCTAATGATGTCCTTGTTACGCCTGTGCGTGAGGGTGGGCAGGATAGCTGGTCACGCTTTGAAGGGGCGTCAGCCGCAATTGGATATTTTATCCGTCTGGTACACGAGGGACGCCTCACCAAGGATGAGGGCTGGGAAGCTATCTGCGGCTATAATGCGGCGATGTTGCGCCCTGCGTGGTCCGTTGAGCGGTTAAGACGTGAGGCAGAGCGGCTTTGGGCCATTCATGTTGAAAAACATGGGGCACCAGTTCTCCGACTTGAGCGTTCAGCCCCTAGTCCTTCCGAAATGCCAGCCTTCAGTCTTGGTGCGCTCTTGGATGACCAGAGCCCTATGCCTCAAGACCTGATTGCGCCTCGGGTGTTAACCCCGGGCGGTCTCCTCGTCCTCGGTGGGGCTCCCAAAGTCGGCAAAAGCGATCTTTTGATCTCGCTGCTGGTCCATATGGCGGCAGGTGAAGCGTTTCTGGGCTTTAGCCCCCCTCGTCCTTTGCGGGTTTTCTATCTCCAGGCTGAAATCCAATATCATTATCTGTGTGAACGGATGCGTCAGATTTCTTTGCCGGCAAAGATTATCGCAGGCGCACGCGAGAATCTTGTGGCGACCCCGAAGCTCAATCTTTTGCTCGATGCGGCTGGAAGCAGCCGCGTGGTGGAGGCAATAGGTAAGGCTTTCCCAACAGAGCCTGTGGACATCATCTGTATCGATCCTATCCGGAACCTCTTTGATGGTGGACCGGATGGTGCGGGCGAAAACGACAACGCCGCGATGATGTTCTTCTTGAGGGAACGTGTTGAGGTCCTTCGCGATCACATCAATCCAGATTGTGGGGTCATTCTGGCCCATCACACCAAGAAGCTTTCGAAGCAACAAGTGAAGGATGATCCGTTCTTGGCACTTTCTGGGGCCAGTGCTCTGCGTGGGTTCTATACCTCGGGGCTGATCCTGCATCGTCCCGACGAGGACAGTCCTGAACGGAAGTTGGAAATAGAGCTGCGCAACGGCCCGTCTTTGCCGGCAAAGCTCATCGATAAAGTCGAGGGCGCCTGGGTTGAGCTTAATCCGATAAATGAGCGTTTGGTCCGAGCAGGGCTTGGGGCAAGGCACGATGCGGAACGCGACCGAAAAGGTGAGGTGATCACCGATATCCTTGAGCGGGAAGCGCGAGCGGGGCGCATGTATACCATGTCGCTCTTTGCGGAGTCATTTGAGAATAAAGGTGGCCTGAGTGGACAAACGAGCATCCGTGATCGTTTGAACGTATTGGCGACAAAAGGCGTGATTAAGTTCGTCAAGGCCGATGCCGCCAGTGATCTTGGACTAGCAACAGAACGTTCAAAATACGGATATCTGTGCACGGAAGGCATGGAGTTTGCGACAGGCCAAGATGGTGTCGATCCTGAGACGGGCGAGGTCATTCCTGTTCTCGTTCGCGTCCGACCGAGCCACTATAAATGTGCTCAGACAGGAGCTCTCTTACCGGTCGAAAATCCCGAAATCTGGGTGCGTCCGGAAGGTATAAAGTCATGAAATCGGGTGTTCGTTTTGGATCCGCAATCTGTGGTCCTAAATCCGCAATCTGGCCAGAATTTCCGAAATCTGGAATCCTGCCGAAATCTGGAATCTGGGTTTTGTCTTTTTTAATCAGAGGCTTATCACCTCAATTCCAGATTTCGGGTGCAGCGATCCGCAATCTGGTCCGCAATCTGGATTCGATAAATAAATTCAATAACTTACGCCAGATTACAGATTTCGGAAAATGCACCCCTAAAGGGGTGGGTGGCCTCCCCCGTCAGGAGGAAGGTCCACCACTCACCCCTGGGCAATCTTCTCGCGCTGAAATCTTGGCTCGAGTTCAATCCGACGACGGCGGCCGGTACCGCCAAGCATCAACCACCGTCGTCTTCCACCAAATCAATCGATCCCAAAAGGAGACCACATATGGCTGACTTGACTTTTACTGATGCCACACGGGGCGCAACCCCAAAAATACCTGCGGCTGCAGAGCCGAACCGAACTGTCCTGGCTCTTGACCTGGGCACCACGACGGGCTGGGCCCTACACGGCTTTGATGGCCTCATCACCAGCGGCTCGGTTAGTTTTAAACCAGGACGCTACGATGGCGGTGGTATGCGTTATCTGCGTTTCACCAACTGGCTTACGGAGTTGGACCGTTTGTCTGGGCCAATAGAGGCGATTTTCTTTGAAGAGGTCCGTCGGCATCGCGGCACAGATGCCGCCCATGTTTATGGCGGTCTGATGGCGACACTTGAAGCTTGGGCTGAGTTGCGCGGTGTGCCGTATCAAGGCACCCCAGTAGGCACCATAAAACGCCATGCCACGGGGAAGGGCAATGCCAGTAAGGAGGCGATGATCGCTGCAGCGCAGACGCGGGGATACAGCCCTGCGGATGACAACGAGGCCGATGCGATCGCGATCCTGCTATGGACGCTGGAAACCGACGGAGGACTCCGCTGATGGGGATGCGGTTCACACCGAAGGGCTATGGCGGCAACAGGCGAACGCCGGATGAAGTCAAACGCGATGGGTGGCGCGATCAACATGTTCTCGCAGTCTCGCTTGAGGATCACCGTCTCACATGGCCAGAGCGCGAAATGGTCCGCCAGCTCGGCGAAAAACTCTACGGCAAATTGCCGGGAGGCGGGGAGTGGCGGCATGGATAAGATTTGGACACGCGCTCGGGTGGCCGACCGGCTTGAGCTGGCCGCCGATGTCATGAGGTCTGCACCGGACGTCAAACCGCAGGGGTATTTTAACTCCTGGCCTGTCTACCTCAGCACTTGGGCAGATCAGGTTGGCCAAGAACCACGAAGCCGACGACCTCTTCCCTCGGCGCGGATGATCTCGGAAGCCGATGAGGCAATGCTGTGGTTGCGGTGGGTGGAAAAAGACATCGGCCAAGTGCTTTGGGCACGCGCCAATCGTAAACCGTGGAAGGGGATCTGCTGGGATCACGGTGTCAGCCGAGCAACGGCTAATCGGCGGTTTGAATTTGGCCTTGCGGTCATTGCCCTACATTTGAATGGCCGGGTTGTTCCGCAAAAGCGGTCGATGGATTTTGTGATTGCTCAGGTGTCGTGAGCTCTGTGCCGTGCCGTGGTGGCACGGCACCTTTGCTTGACATCGTTCTCAAAACCTTTGGGAATGGATCAGATAAGCCCGAAGGAGACACAGATGTTTGAAGCACGTGTGCGTAAAGAGGGTAACTCTACTATTGTAACTGTACCGGCCGAAGTTCTCGCTGCTCTTGAAGTGAGTGAAGGGGACACCATTTATTTTGTAGTTGATGATAATGGTGGTCTGAAAGTCACTTCCAAGAACCCTATTCTGAGCGAGGCTCTCACTGCTGCTCAAGTCATTATGGATGAAAACCAAGAAATGTTGCAGTCGCTCACTTGAAGCTTAATACCACTTCGGTTGATTTTGCGCGTTGGTTGCACAGCAAGATGATATCTATCGCGGGCTAAATTGGATCCAGCCTGTCAAGGTTGCTCGCACTCGTGAGACATTTTTTGATGAGACACTGAAGTCCGTGACAGATCTCTCTCAAGGCTGTAGCAAATCCATAAGATGATCTTTTTGCGTCGCAGGGAGATCTTAGCGATTTGTGTTTTGGTTGGGCTCTGAGTGGATGGCATTTGACGCGAACAAACTGTCTTTAGACGATTTTGACGTGCATCTAACCCATTGAAATTGTTCGGGTCCCTCCTGTTTGAAGCTGTATTCGGGGGGGCGAGGCTCGAGGGTTTCCCAGTGACACCCTGAGAAATACCCATTTCGTTTCGCTTTGCGCCGATCTCTGAGAAAACAAAGGTCTAAAGGCCTTCAAACCTACGCCTGAACCGAAACGGGGGTCTGACCCCATTTCGGTTTCTTGCATTTCCAGGATATCATCATGGACGTCATCGACCTGCCGCTTGAGCAGATCATTCCCTATGCGCGCAACCCGCGAAACAACGCCGAGGCTGTGGCGACTGTTGCAGCGTCGATCCAGGAGTTTGGCTGGCGTCAGCCGATTGTTGTTGATGAGGACAGGATTGTTTTGGCTGGTCACACTCGACTGGAAGCGGCTCGAAAACTCGGGTTCAAAACCGCGCCGGTCCATGTCGCGAAGGGACTGACGGCCAATCAGGCGCGGGCGTTCCGCATTATGGACAACCGCTCAGGTGAAAACGCCGAGTGGGACAAAGACCTCCTGAACCTCGAATTGGCGGATTTGCTTGAGGCGGATTTTGATCTTGGGCTGACCGGCTTCACCGACGATGAACTCAGCGCTTTGATGACAAGCGTCGAGGAGGGATCGGGGCTACAAGATAACGAGGATGAGATCCCAGACACGCCCAAGGATCCGGTGAGCCGGCCGGGCGACTTGTGGATCTTGGGGCACCATCGATTACTTTGTGGAGACAGTACTGTCGCTACGGATGTCGAGCGCGTTTTAAACGGCATTACACCCCTTCTTATGGCAACAGATCCACCCTACGGTGTGGAGTATGATCCAGGTTGGCGTAACGAAATGGGCGCTGCCAAGACCAGGCGCACCGGCAAAGTGTTGAACGACGACCGCGCGGATTGGCGCGAGGCCTGGGCACTCTTTCCAGGAGATGTCGCTTATGTTTGGCATGGTGCTCTGCATGCGGCGACGGTGGCTGAGAGCTTAGAGGACTGCGGATTTACCATTCGATCCCAGATCATTTGGGCCAAGGAACGCTTGGTTCTGAGCCGAGGCGATTATCACTGGCAGCATGAACCGTGTCAGCCTGCTGGGACGCTGGTCCAGAAAGTCATTGAGCGTGGTGCCGGTTCTCAGCCCGCTTTGATAGGCGAAGTCCCGATCGAAACTCTGCAGGTCGGCGATTTTGTTGTATCTTATAACCCATATGAAAGCGTTGTGCGTCGGCGTGGCCGGCAGATTACGCGGTTTGGTGAGCGCCAGTTCGACGGTTTCATGCATGCAATTTCTGCAGCAGGCCGCGTTACGAGAGCTACTCCCGAGCATCGGTTTTCTGTACGCCTGAACCCCAACGCGTCAGACAAGCAGGTCGTCTATCTTATGAGACGTGGTGACTGGTGGCGCGTCGGCCGCGTTGGTCTGTTCAACTCGCGTGGATTTGGTCTCGCGACCCGACTGGCCGACAACATGGGCGAGGAAGCTTGGATAGTGTCCGTGCACGATTCCGTTGTGGAAGCTCAATGCGCTGAGCAGGTTCTCTCTTGCAAATACGGTATCCCAACGACGCATTGGGAGGTTGACGCTTGGACGAAAAATCCTGACCGAGTGCGATCACAGGAAATGATCGCTGGCATTTATGCCAGCCTAAGTCTGAGCGCGCTCAATGCACGCGCCACCCAACTTCTTCGTGATCATCGGCTTGAGAGGGATTATCCGTTCATTGCGAGCGGAGAAAAACTCAACTTTTCCCGGAGGGCGACACGACTTGTTAGATCCTGCAACGTGTTCGCGAAAATCATGCAGCTTCCGATGCCCACGGTTGGCGAGGACTTCACCTGGGTCACGGTCACAGGAAACGATGCCACGCCGTTCAGCGGTTCAGTCTACTCAATGGATGTTGAAAGGGACCAACATTACGTTGCGGACGGACTCGTTACACATAATTGCTGGTACGCTGTTAAAAAGTCGGGCAAAGGCCATTGGGCGGGTGATCGAAAGCAGACAACGCTTTGGCATATTGCCAACAAGGACCAGGACGAAAAGACCGTCCACGGCACGCAAAAGCCGGTGGAGTGTATGCGACGGCCGATCCTGAACAACTCAAATCCAGGTCAGGCTGTTTACGAGCCGTTCATGGGATCGGGGACGACCCTGATTGCTGCAGAAAGCACCGGACGTGTCTGCCTAGGTATTGAACTGAACCCTGCCTATGTGGATGTCGCTGTAGAGCGGTGGCAGAAATTTACAGGGCAGGAGGCGGTGCTGGAGACCTCTGGGGAGCGGTTCAATAATTTGAAAGACAATCGATAGGGTCGTGGCCTCGACAAGCTGGCCAAAATGGCTTGTTTGCGATGAGGAGCCTCCCCATATTTTGGAGGACGCCAACACTTAGGGTTCCTGCATGACGCCTTTCTTCAGAACAGCGCTTTTGATGGCCGCGATGACGGCCTTGTTTGTTGGCCTTGGCGGTTTGCTTGGTGGGACCGGGGGTGCGGTCTTTGCGCTGATTGCTGCTGGGGTGATGAACCTTATGACTTGGTGGAACTCTGATCGCATGGTTTTGCGTATGCATGGGGCGCAGCCACTACCGCCTGGATCACATGAGTTACAAGGTCTTGTCGAAGACTTAGCGCGTCGTGCCCAAATGCCAGTGCCGCGAGTTTATGTGATGACAACGGATCAACCGAATGCGTTTGCGACTGGCCGTGATCCAGAGCATGCGGCCGTTGCGGTGACGACGGGTTTGCTCAAGTCCATGACACGTGAAGAGTTGGCGGGGGTAATTGCCCATGAGTTGGCACATATCAAACATCGGGACACTCTGATCATGACGATCACAGCGACCTTCGCGGGTGCGATCTCGATGCTTGCAAACTTCGCGCTATTCTTCGGTGGCAACCGCGATCGTCAAATGGGGATTGTGGGAACCTTGGCTATGATGATCTTGGCGCCCTTAGCGGCAAGCCTTGTTCAAATGGCGATCAGCCGAACACGCGAATATGAAGCGGATCGACTTGGTGCAGAAATCTGCGGGAACCCGCTGTGGTTAGCATCGGCCCTGCGGCGGTTAGAGACCGTGGCGTCGCGTGTGGACAATCATATTGCGGAGCGTAATCCGGCGACGGCCCATATGTTTATCATTAATCCGCTGCACGCGCATGGACACGACAACCTCTTTGCCACCCACCCCAAAACAGCAAACCGAGTAGCAGCGTTAGAAGACATGGCGCGCAATGGCGTGCGCCCTTCTTCATTCGCAATGCCGAGGGTGAGCCGCAAAACAGACAGTGCTGACCGGGGCCCTTGGGGCTGAGACCTCAGGCAGGGTCTTGAGTGATCATCGCCAAGATCGCCGTGGCCATTCCGCCCAAGTACTCGCTCTGGCGAAACACCATCTCATCGATTTGAGAGGGTAACGTTAGAGTTGGGTCAACACTCAAGTCTTCTGCGAAGTGGGGGAGGAGGCGTGTGACTTCTGCGTTGTAACGTTGGGCGAGGGTCATTGGTTTTATCCAAGGTGTGTTGGTGCAATGATGTGAGTTTCGCTCTTTGAGGGCTCGCTATCCAGTCAATTCGATCATTTTTTCTGAGTATTTAAGGGTCAACTCATGTCCTCAGCCACCCAACCCATCGGTGTGATCGCGAGGCTGCTCGACCTATCGGAACGGCGTGTCCAACAACTGAGCCGCGAAGGTGTGATCCCGAAAGCGGAGCGTGGTCAATACGACCTGATTGGATCTGTGCGCGGTTATGTCCGCTATCTGCGGGATCAGGCTCTTAAGGCCCAATCGGGCGCGCCTGACTACGGTGCTGAACGTGCCCGGTTCATCCGAGCGCGAGCCGACCTTGCTGAGATGGAAGCCCAAGAAAAACGCCGCGCGCTGATTGCGGCGGACCAAATTGAAGCGGCTTGGATTGCGGTCCTAGCACTCCTTAGAACCCGTATGCTGGCGTTGCCGGACAGGCTGGCGCCACAAGCTTTTGACCAACCCACCGTCGGAGATACTCGGACCCTGATCCGCACTGCCATCCGCGAGGTGCTCGATGATCTCGCAGAGCCTGACATTGAACTTGAAGCCGACCCTGCAATTGACGGGCTCATCGATCCTGAAACGAACGGTGACGAAGGCCCTCGCGGTGCTGAAACCGCCACCGGATCTGACGATTAGCGATTGGGCGGATCAAAACCGACGTCTGAGTTCTGAGGCCAGCGCCGAGCCTGGCCAGTGGCGCACGAGTCGCGCGGAATATCAGCGCGGCATTATGGAAGCGATCTCGGATGCCTCCACTGAGACTGTTGTGATCATGTCCAGTTCACAGGTGGGCAAGACCGAAGTTGTAAATAATTGCGTCGCCTACCACATCGACCAAGACCCGGCACCGATCATGGTGGTGATGCCCACCGAACGGGACGCTGAGACTTGGTCAAAAGACCGCTTCTCACCGATGGCGCGGGATACGCCCTGTTTGCAGAACAAGATTGCGAACCCAAAGTCGCGGGATGGGAATAACAAAATCCTGCATAAGAGGTTTCCGGGCGGGCATCTGACGATTGTGGGGGCCAACGCGCCTTCTGGGCTTGCAAGTCGCCCAATCCGACTGCTGCTCTGTGATGAGGTGGATCGCTATCCCTTCAGTGCGGGGGCTGAGGGTGATCCAGTTAACCTCGCCAAGAAACGTACGGTCACATTTTGGAACCGCAAGATCGTGCTGGTCTCGACGCCGACGAATAAGGGCGCGAGCCGGATCGAGGCGGCGTTTGAGGAAAGCGATCAGCGCCGATTTTGGGTGCTATGCCCCGTTTGCGGACATGAACAAATCCTGACCTGGGGACAGGTCAAATGGGACAGGGACGAGAACGGCGGCCATATTACAGAAACCGCGCGCTACCACTGCGCTGACTGCGAGGCGGCGTGGAACGATGAGACACGCTGGGCTGCGATATCTAAGGGTCGCTGGATCGCCGAGGCGCCATTCAATGGGACTGCGGGCTTTCATCTGAACGAGATCTATTCGCCTTGGGTGCGGCTCGAGGCTATGGCCAAGGCGTTTCTGTCAGCCCGGGCCGGTGGCGATGAGACGATGAAGACCTTCGTGAACACTTCGCTTGGCGAGACCTGGATGGAAAGTGGTGAGGCGCCGGACTGGCAGCGGCTTCAAGGGCTGAAGGAAGACTGGCCGGCAGGCACAGTCCCGTCGGGTGGTTTGTTTCTGACAGCTGGCGCTGACGTTCAGAAAGACCGCATTGAGATCGACGTCTGGGCATGGGGGAGAGGACTACAAAGCTGGCTCATCGATCATATCGTCATCGAGGGTGGCCCAGGGGATCAGGCCTGTTGGCAAGGCCTGTCTGAGATTTTGGGGCGAAGCTGGGAGCATGCTAGCGGCGCACAGATGACCGTCTCAAAGCTCGCGATTGATACCGGCTATGAGACTTCGGCCGTATACGCCTGGGCCCGCCAAGTTGGCTTTGGTCAAGTGGCTCCTATCAAGGGTCTTGAGGGGTTCAATCGGGCAAGTCCGGTCACAGGTCCGACCTATGTGGATGCCACGATCGGCGGCAAGCGTTTGCGTCGTGGTGCACGTCTTTGGACCATCGCAACATCGACCTTCAAGGCTGAAACCTATCGGTTCCTGCGGCTTGATCCGCCGGATGTCGTGGGGCCGTCGTCTCGGTTGGAGGACGGGTCACCACGAGAGCCAAGCCTGGCGGATGCGGGAGCTTTTCCTCCCGGCTTTCTGCATCTGCCGGGTTGGGCTGACGCTGAGTGGCTCAAGCAATTGACGGCCGAACAACTGGTAACTGTCAAAACCAAGCGTGGCTTTGCAAAACTCGAGTGGCAAAAACTCCGTGAGCGCAACGAGGCGCTCGATTGCCGTATCTATGCGCGGGCGGCGGCTTGGATGCTGGGTGCGGATCGCTGGTCAGAGGCACGTTGGGATGAGTTGGCTGCACAGTTTGAGGTCGAGGCGGGCCCTGCGCCGCGCAGGAAACAGCCTCAGAGTGAGGCAAAAAGGCCTACGACCCGCCGTGTCGCGCGGTCGCGATATATGGATTAAAGATATGACCTCTCTCACAGACCTTCGCGCACGTCGCGAGACACTCTTGGCGCAACGGGCCTCTGGTGTGGCGAAGGTAAGTTATGATGGCAAAACGATCGACTATCGGTCCGTTGCTGAAATCGATCGTGCGCTTGAGGGTTTGGACCGGGAAATCGCGGCCGCTGAGGGGCGGCGGATGGTGCGACAGGTCCGCGTGATGGCGACCAAGGGCCTCTAAGTCTCATGGCATTTTTTGACAAATTCCGCCGGCCCAAGCTGGGCGGTCCGGACACCATGCGTGCGCGCCTTGAGGGAGCGATGGCGAAGCGTCGCTTGCGGGGTTGGAACCCACCTCTTGAGAATATCAACGCGCTTGTTGCAGGTGGTGGCCCCCGTCTTTTGGCGCGGTCTCGAGAATTGCTGGTGAGCAATGGTTATGCGGCCAATGCCTGCGAGGCGTTTGCGGCAAATTTGGTGGGGGATGGGATTAAACCATCATCGCTCATCGCCGATCCTGATCTGCGCGATCTGGTGCAAAGGCTCTGGCTGGCTTGGACCGATGAAGCGGATGCGGATGGGCTCACGGATTTTTATGGCCTGCAGGCGATGATTGCCCGTGAGATGTTTGTGGCGGGTGAGTGTTTTGTGCGGTTACGTCCGCGTCGAGCGGAGGATGGACTACTTGTTCCGCTTCAGTTGCAGTTGTTGCAGTCTGAACTTCTGCCTTTTGACAAAACGGAAACTGCATCGAATGGGAACCGGATCCGCTGTGGGGTGGAGTTTGATGCGATTGGACGGCGCGTAGCCTATCACTTCCGGCGCAGCCATCCAGGGGATGTGACGGATCAGGGGCCTGGATCTTCTGGGACCACCCGGGTGCTGGCCGAGGATGTGCTGCACATCTACCGCCCCATAGATGCGGGCCAAATCCGAGGTTTGCCGCATATTGCGCCGGCGATGGTCCGGCTCTTCCTCTTAGACCAATACGACGACGCTGAGCTTGATCGGAAGAAAACAGCCGCGATGTTTGCGGGGTTTATCACGAAGACGGCTCCAGAAGATCCGATGATGGGGGAGGGTGAGGCAGATCCCGACGGAGCGGCCTTGGCCAGTCTTGAGCCAGGGACACTGCAGGTCCTTTTGCCGGGTGAAGATGTGCGTTTCTCAAGTCCGGCGGATGTGGGTGGCGGCTATGAGGCCTTTCAGTATCGCACGTTACTCGCGGTCTCTGCCTCGCTTGGGTTACCTTATCATTTGGTGACAGGGGATGTGCGTCAGGCGAACTATTCGAGTTTGCGGGCGGAGCTTGTGGAGTTCCGGCGGCGCATTGGGCAGCTGCAACATGGAGTGATGGCACATCAGTTGTGCAGGCCTGTGTGGCAGCGTTGGATTGAAACAGCCCTTTTGTCGGGCGCTTTAACATCTGCCAGCACAGGGCAGTTGCGGCCTGTCCAATGGATCCCACCCCGTTGGGATTGGGTGGATCCCTTAAAAGACATTCAAGCGCAGATTTTGGCGATGGAAGCGGGGCTGACCTCGCGCCGCAAGGTGGTTGAGGCGACAGGGTACGACATCGAGGAGGTCGACCGCGAAAACGCCTCCGATTTGGCGCGGATGAGCGCCTTGGGGCTGAGCTATCGAGCGAGCCCTGGAGAAACACAAGGAGCGCGGGTCACGCCTGCCTCAAAGCCTGAGACGCCTGGGTCTGATGACGAGACGGTGGGGTCTCAAGGCACTTCATCTTAATAGGAGAGATAGATGAACAGTTGGTACACGATCCGTGCCCGATCTTCGGGAGCGGAGGTGCTTATCTATGATGAGATCGGTGCCTATGGCGTCACGGCCAAAGGCTTTTTAGCGGAACTGGGTGCGCTGGAGGAGGGGGCGGAGATTGATCTTCGTCTGAACAGTCCGGGTGGATCGGTCTTTGATGCGGTGGCGATTTACAATGCTCTAAAGCGCCATAATGGGGCAGTGACGGTTTGGATTGATGGTATTGCGGCGTCTGCTGCGAGTTACATCGCTATGGCGGGTGACAAGGTCATCATGCCTGAAAACGCCTTTCTGATGATCCATGACCCGTCGGGTGTTGTGATGGGGACGGCGGAGGATATGCGTTCTACGGCCGCTGCCCTCGATAAGGTGAAGACTAGCCTTATTCAGGGGTATGCGGCGAAGTCTGGGCAAACGGAGCCGGAAATTGCGCGTCTTATGGCTGCGGAAACCTGGCTGGATGCTGGAGAGGCTTTGGCTTTGGGTCTCGTGGATCATGTGAGTGAGCCGGTAAAACTGGTGGCTCAGTTTGATATTGGCCGCTTCCGCAATGCGCCGGAGGCTGTGGTTGAAGCTGTGCAAGAGGGCGCTGGTGCGACGCCTGAGCAGGCCTCTGAGGAGGCGAGTGCAGAACAGGACCTTAATACCGCTGAGCAGGCCTGCGAACCAGTAGACACCCCCAATACAGAACCGGAGGCAGAACCTGTTGCGGAGACCTCTCAAACCGTGCGCGGGGCAGCGATTGAGCATGCCCGTGCAGTGATTGATCTCTGCCAATTGGCAGGCTTTCCGCAGATGGCGGGCGCGTTTTTAGAAGTGGATGCCTCGATCGAGACGGTCAGGCACCGGCTTTTGTCCTTGAAGGTCGAGGCATCGACCACTTTGAGCTCGGCGCATGCGCAACCGGGTTCAGGGAGCAGTTTGTCTCCATGGGGTGATGTGATTGCGCGGACCTTCCGTCAGAAAGGAGCTTAAGAATGACTGTTTTATCTGAAACCCAACATGCGGGTGGCTTTCTGGTTTGGGAGGTCTTGCGAGACTTTACCCGCGAGACGGTGACCCTGGCCGCAGGCAGCGGAAAACTTTTACCTGGGACTGTTCTTGGGAAGGTGACGACGGGCGGCAAATATACGGCTCTCGCGCCGGGGGCGACCAATGGCTCTCAAAACGCAGCCGGTATTCTCTGGGCGGCGGCGGATGCAAGTGATGCAGACAGAGCGGCTGTGGTGATTGTGCGTGGTCCTGCGATTTTGAACCGGTCCGAGCTGATCCTGCCAGATGGGATTACAGAGGCACAAATGACGTCGCTGACCACGGCTCTGTTGGCACTTGGCATCGTGCTGCGCTGAGGCGCGCGCTGTCTCATTCCCTTTTTTACAGATTTGAGGAGGTTGGCTGATGGCCACCATGGATATCTTTGAAGGCGATGCCTTCTCTGTTGTCGAGTTGACGCGTGCACTTGAGAACATTCCCTATAAGCCTGCGACTTTGTCGGGTTCGGATCTTTTTGCTGAGCGCGGCGTGCGCACCAGAACGGTTGTGATTGAAAGCCGTGATGGGACCTTGTCGCTCATTCCCTTCTCGGAACGGGGATCGGGCTATGATCAACAAAGCCCAGAGAACCGCCAGGTGCGGGCCTTTGTGTGTCGACAGTTTAAGAAGCAGGATGTTCTTTGGGCGTCTGAGATCCAGGGCATTCGTGAGTTTGGGTCTGAGAGTGTGACGAGCCAGGCGCAGGCCGAGGTGGCGCGCCGTATGCGGCGTCTGCGCTCTGATGCCGAGGCGACATTTGAGTATCACTTGCTCAATGCCATTCAGGGCGTTGTGAAAGATCCGCGAGATGGATCAGAAGTGATCAACTTCTCCAATGAGTTCGGCATCACGCCGGCGGCTGAGATCGACTTTGATCTCGACAACCAGTCGCCTGCCTCGGGCGTTTTGCGCAAGAAATGTCAGGCTTTGATTGAGAGCGTGGAAGAAAGCCTTGGTGGGCTGGCCGTTGGTCCTGTGCAACTGCGTGCGGAATGTGGTTCGGCCTTCTTTGCTGATCTCGTCGCACATAAGGAAATCCGCGAGACCTATCTCAACACGGCTGCGGCCAGTGAGTTGCGGGGTCGGGTTGTGGATGAGGTGATGTTTGGTGGCATTACCTTCCGCCGATATGGCGGTAATTCCACCATTGGCGTGCCGACGGACAAAGCCTTTTTCTATCCGCAGGGCATAGAGGGTCTCTTTGAGATTTACTTTGCACCGGCCGATACCTTTGAAACCGTTAACACCCTGGGCTTGCCGCTTTATGCGCGGATGATCCCGGATCGTGAACGCGATGAGTGGGTGCGATTGGAGATTGAGAGTAATCCGCTGCCGATCTGTACGCGACCGCAGGTATTGCGATCAGCCAAGCGGACCTAATGACTGTCATTGAAGTGGCTTTAAAGGCGCTCTTTGCGGATCCGAACCTTACTGTTGATCTATGGTATCGGGATATGGAGGGCCGCTTCTTGAGAGCGCGAGGTATTTTGCGCAGACCTGATGATGTGATGAGCTTTGGGTCTGCGCGCTTGGTCTCTGAGACAATCCGATTGGATGTGCAGGCCTGCGAAATCCCCAATCCTCAGCCAGATGAACAGATCCTTATTGGTGAGGAGACCTATTTGATCCAAGGCGCGCCGCGGCGCGACCGGGAGCGGTTGATTTGGGAGTTGTCTTTGAGCCTTGCTTAAAAGTGCTATGCTTGGTGCAGAACATGGGGAGAGCTCACACCACGCATAGCTGCCAGATTAGATTTTAATGTGGCAGAGCGTTCGGAAGGGATAGTTTCCAAACTGAGGTCACAATATCGAATTGATCCATTTGGTCTAGCCCTCGAGGTGGCTGGACGGGGTGCTTTATGCGGATGGATCTTAAGATCTCAGACCTGCCGAAGGTGATGACCACTGAAGTTTTGGCAGGTGAGGCGGCCGTGACCGCGGCAATGCGGGAAGCGGGGCGTGACCTTCAAAGCAAATGGCGTGCTCAGGTGCATCATGCAGGGCTGGGGCTGCGGTTGGGAAAGACCATCCGTGTAAGAACATATCCTACAGTTGGAGAGAGTTTGAACGCAGCAAGTTTGGTGTGGTCCAATGCTCCAGTGATTATCAGCGCGCATGCGGAGGGTGCAGTGATCCGCTCCAAATCTGGTGGCTGGCTTGCGATCCCGACACCCGCTGCAGGGCGAGGGCCAAGGGGGCGGAGAATGACGCCCAAAGAGTGGGAAAAACGCCGCGGGATGCGGTTGCGGTTTGTACGCAGGCGTGGTGCCCCAAGCCTTTTGGTGGCCGATGGTCGTTTGAATGCGCGGGGCCTCGGGGTTGTGTCTCGCTCGACGACGGGACGAGGTCGCGCGACGGTGCCAATCTTTATCTTGGTACCGCAAGTGACACTCGCCAAGCGGCTCAATTTGGAGCGAGATGTGGCGCGCGTGGAAAGCACGCTCGCGACCCGCATTGTTGGAGCTTGGGTTGAAGCGCGGCTTTAGGCGGGGCCTGGGCGAGGTGTGATGGACAGGGCACCTTGATTGGCATATATTGCCAATGTCAATTTGGGAGAATGTCATGGTGACCAGAAACGTTGTTTTGACGGAAACTCAATCGAAGCTCGTTGATCAACTGGTCTCGACGGGCCGGTATCAGAATGCCTCGGAAGCGCTCAGAGCTGGATTGCGGTTATTGGAACGTGAAGAGGCTGAATTGAACGATCTACGCGCGCGGCTTTCCGTGGGTCTTGACCAAGCCCTTACGGGCGATTTTGCGCAAGGTTCTGGTGAGGAAGCGATCCGCCGAGCCTTTGCATCTGCGCGATCCGCCGTTTGAGGTCTCTCAATGGTTAAACCTTGGCGGTTGACGCGCTCAGCGGAGGCCTCGCTTGTTGAAATTGCCCGATGGACGATTGACACCTTTGGGCCCCGACAAGCTGCAGTCTATGAAGACAATTTGATTGGAGCCTGCAAAGCCATTGCGGCAGGTGTGGCTCAATCACAGATCTGTTCTCAGGCGATGGATCCTGATCTTCCAGAGGCCTTACGGTTCACGCGATCTGGGCAGCATTTTGTTGTCTATGTTGAGTTGGATGAGGCTATGGTCATCGTTGATTTTTTGCACGCGCGCTCGGATCTTCCTCGCCGCATTGCCGAGAAGCTGAAGAGCTTAGGAGATTCTGAGCATTAAGGCGTTTTTGCGCGTCAGAGCTTTGGCCAACGGCGATTGCGAAGTACCTTTTGAAACATGAGCATCAGAGAGACGTTGGTGCCCCCTGCCGGACTCGAACCGGCACGTCCATAAAGACAAGGGATTTTAAGTCCCTGGCGTCTACCAATTCCGCCAAGAGGGCACGTTTGGTAGGCCCGGCAGGATTTGAACCCGCAACCAAAGCGTTATGAGCGCTCTGCTCTAACCATTGAGCTACAGGCCCAAACGTTATGGCTGTCTGTGCAAGGAATATGTGGAGAGGTCAAGGCTTTGCCCAGTCCCCGAGAAACCATTCTCTTGGCTCTTTTTGAGAGGCTGGGTGTAACTGGGGCTACTGTCTTGCGCGGAGAGGTTTTGCCAGAGCGGGTACCCCCGAAGGGTTTGGTAATTTTACGCGATGGCGACCCTGGTGATCCAGAGATGAGCTTATCGCCGCTGACCTATTACTATCAACATCGGGCGGAGGTGGAAGTTGTGGTGCAGGGTGGCGATCGGGATCAGGCCTTTGATGCGCTCTGTGCGCAGATTGGCCAGACATTGCATGAGGACAGAACCTTAGGAGGCTTATGTGATTGGCTTGAGGTCGAGGCTCCACAACCCGTGGATTTGGGCATTGAAGGTGGGGCTTCGATAAAGGCGGCCACGATCCCAGTGGTTTTGCATTATGCCTGTCAGGATCCTTGGGCGTAAGGCCTAGTTGCAGGTGCCATAATGGCCGCCTGAGTATCGACAGTATTCGGTAGCAGCACCTAACCCGATCATCTCAGCGGCAATATCGCGTCCGTTTGGCAGAAAACACTGACCGACAATGCGGCTGTATCGATCGACGTCTCGGATCTGACAGGTCAGTGTTTGACCTGCGATTAGACGTGTGAGGGATTGGGTTGCGGCCGTGCCGCCGGGTTCATCGGTCTCGGGTGCATCTAAGCCCCAGATCCGAATGGCGGGCTCAAGATCATAGATCCGAAACGTATCGCCATCGGTGATCCGACGCACTTGACCGCTAAACTGCGGGGTCTGAGCGAGACTGCCTGTGGCCAAGAGGGCCGTCAGGGCGAGAAGTGAGGTAAGGCCTTTACGCATCGGGTCGGCTTTAGAGCATGTTGCGCTGAGGCGGCATTGTGATCTGCCCATCGATCTGCGCGCCCATGTCCATGCTGATTGTGGGGGCTGTTATATCGGCTTTGACCTGTGCTGTCGGTTTGAGGCTCACGGTCTTGGCATGGATATGGCCTGTCACCTGGCCTTCGATCATTACTTGATCGGCACGGATGGTACCCGTGATCTGGCCTGTCTTGGTCACAACGAGAATATCGGCGGTGAGATCGCCGGTGATGGTGCCGCCAAATTCGACAATGCCATCACTGGTCCAATTACCTTGGATAGTGATGCCTTCGTGCAGAACGGAACGGCGTTTGTCAGTGACGCTGCCTTCCCGATAGGGCGGCACGAAGGGTTTGCCTGGGGCTTTGGGGAGATCGTCAAAGGCATCGACGGGTGACGGTGTCAGGGTGGCTTTGGGCGTTGGCATGGATGCGTCCGGCTCAGTGCTGGACAGTTTTGATTTGAACTTTGACAGCATGGGATGCGCCTTTTTCTAAAACCATATGAGGCAGATGGGCGAGGAATGACCGTTCGGTCAAGAGCATCGCAGGCCTTCATATCCTTTTGATGGAGAGAAAACATGGCACGAGCCCAGGGGGCGCGGGCGCAAATGGCGCTGGCGTTCGAGACGACCTATGGCGTTCCACCAATGAGTGGTTATACGCAAATCCCTTTCACGAGCACCACGCTGGGGTCTGAGCAACCGTTGCAGACCTCAGAGGTCTTGGGCTATGGGCGTGATCCGCAAGCGCCTGTAAAGGATGCGCTCACGGCGGATGGCGCGATCGTTGTGCCCATTGATGCGGAGAGCTTTGGGTTTTGGCTGACGGCGGCCTTTGGGTCGCCTGTCACGAGCGGCGATCAGGCGCCTTTTACCCATGAGTTCCGCTCAGGGTCATGGGCTTTGCCATCGTTTACGGTGGAGACGGCGATGCCGGAAGTGCCACGCTATGCACGCTATGCTGGCTGCAAGGTCGATAGTGTGTCGTGGCAAATGGCGCGTTCGGGGCTTTTAACAGCCACGGTGAGTGTGATTGCGCAAGGAGAAGAGGTCTCTGGGAGTTCGTCGGTCGGCACTGTTGAGACGATTGAGCTAAGGCGTTTTGGACATTTTAATGGGACAATCACCCGAAATGGCGTGGCGATTGGCAATGTCGTCACTGTTGATCTTACCTATTCCAATACCCTCGATCGGATTGAGACCATTCGCTCGGATGGCAAGATTGATGGAATTGATCCCTCAATTGCGGCGCTGACCGGGAGCATCACGGTCCGTTTTGCGGATCAAACCTTGGTCACCCAAGCGATCAATGGTGAGGCTAGCGAACTGGAGTTCTCTTACGCTCTCCCAACCGGCGAAAGCCTCACTCTGACCGCGCACGCCGTTTATCTTCCACGTCCCCGGATCGAGATTTCTGGCCCGCAAGGGGTACAGGCCAGTTTTGACTGGCAGGCTGCCAGTGATCCGGTGCTGGGCCGGATGTGCACTGTGACACTCACCAATAATCGCGAGGTTTACTAACCATGCTCCGTTTAAATCTCTCAAACGAGCCGCGTTGGCTCGACCTCGGCCATGGTGTCCGCCTGTTTGTGGAACCCTTGACCACTGCCATCATGCTCGCGGCGCGCAGTGACCCGGCGATTGTCGTCGCAGTGGCGGAAGATGAGCCTGCCACATCCAATGATGATCTCGCGCGGATTGTGGCCAAAGCCGTTGCCCGCATCGTAGTCAAAGATTGGGAGGGCGTCGGCGATGAGGAAGGTAAACCCCTCGATGTGACGCCCGAGGGCATTGAGGCGCTCTTGGAGATCTGGCCGATCTTTGAGGCTTTCCAAACCACATACATCGCGGGTGCGCTGATACTGGATGCAGAAAAAAACGACTGACCGCTCTTGCCGACTGGGAGTTCGGCGGGGGCGGTGACTACTGCGCGGCCTGTCCCACGAGTTGCCCAGAGTGTCCGCGCAACCTCCATAAACCGCTGACCCGTGAGGGCTGGCAGATCTGGGACCTGGTTCAACGATTGGGTGGTCAGTTGCGCGTCGCGGGTGGGATGAACGGCAGTGTTATTCTCGGATGGGATATGACTGCGGCGCTCCAACTTGGCGCGGCGTTGAAAATTGAAGCCCTCATTCTCGCGGAACTCTTACCGCCGATTGAGGCGGTGATGGTGCGTAAGAGTGCTGAACGTCAGGCTTAGGCTGCCTCAAGAGGCGTGATACAGGAGACATCAATGGTCTCGCGCGCCCTGGCGAGATCCCAAGCGCGCTGCAGGTTCATCCAATACTCAGGTGTGGTTGAGAAGAACCGAGCCAAGCGCATCGCTGTGTCGACGGTGAGCGCGGTTTGTCCGCTGACCAGCCGTTCGATACGGGTGCGCGGGACTTGGAGGTGCTTGGCCAAAGCAATTGGGCTCATCTCAAGGGGAGTGAGATACAGCTCATGTAGGACTTCGCCTGGATGTGATGGGTTTAGCAAAAGGCTCATGTGTCCCTCCTAATGATAATCAACGATCTCGACTTCAGCGGGGCCTTGATCCGTCCAGATGAAGCAGATGCGCCATTGAGCATTGATGCGCACTGAATGTTGTCCTGCTCGGTCGCCACTCAAGGCTTCCAGGTGGTTGCCCGGTGGAAACCGTAAATCTTCAAGAGTTACGGCCGCGTCGAGAGCCGAGAGCATGGCGCGTGTCCGTTTGGTCAGATCGGCCGGGAAGCCTTTTCTGAGACGGTCTTGGACCGCGCTTGCCGCAAGCTTTCCACGCGTCGAAATGATCATGACATACATGTATCACGCCATGATACATAATGCAAGAGGTTACGATGGCTGACAAACGTGTATCCGTCCGACTGTCGGCGACGGGTGGCCGCCAGGTGCGTTCTGAGTTGGAGGGGGTTGGTGCGTCTGGGGCAAAGGGCTTTGGGCGCCTGTCTCGGGAAATGGATCAGGCGAATGCGCGGATGGCAGCATTTGCTCGTCGCGCAAAATTGGCGGGGTGGGCGGCAGCGACGGCCCTGTCGGCCGCTGTCGTCTCGATGACCCGCTCGACGGTCTCTGCCGCCAATGAACTCTCACAACTCTCCCAAGTCGCCAATGCCAATCCAGAGGTCTTCCAGCGCTGGTCGGCGGCCTCCGCGACGGTCGGTATCGCGCAAGAAAAACTCGCCGATATTCTGAAGGACGTGAACGATCGGGTCGGGGACTTTCTGCAGACGGGCGGTGGCCCGATGGCAGACTTTTTTGAAAACATTGCGCCCCGGGTCGGGGTGACGGCGGATCAGTTTGCGCGTTTGTCCGGCCCGGAGGCTTTGCAGCTTTATGTGGATAGTCTGCAAAAGGCGGGTGTGAACAGCCAAGAGATGACCTTTTATCTCGAGGCCATGGCGTCGGACGCCACACGGCTTATTCCGCTTTTGCAAAACGGCGGCGCAGAAATGACCCGTCTTGGGGCGCAGGCCGAGAGGCTTGGTGCGGTCCTTGATGCGGATGCTCTTGCAGCCCTACGGCGCTCAGAACTGGCCTTGGTGAGTATTGGGCAGGTCTTTACCGGTCTGCGCAATAAGGTTGCCGTTGCACTCGCACCTTCCCTTGAGGCTGTCGCCAATGCCTTTGTGGCACTGGCCTCTGAGACCAGTCCGATTGCCAAGGCCTTTGACGCGGTGCTCTCCCACCTTGATCGACTGGCCATTTATGCCGGCACTTTTATCAGTTTTATGGCGGGGCGTTGGGTGGCGGGGATGGCTGCGGCGGCACTCTCGGTGCGAGGTCTGGCCACAACCTTGGTGGTGCTTAAAGGGGCGCTCATCCGTACAGGCATTGGGGCGCTGATCGTTGGGGCTGGGGAGTTGGTCTATTGGTTTACTCGACTGGCCTCGGGCGCAGGTGGCTTTGGGGAGGCCATGGGGCTTTTACAGGATTTGGCCCTTGAGGTGTGGGAGCGCCTCACCTTGGGAGCGCGCAGCGTGACTGCGCAGTGGGCTGCGATGTTTTTTGACATGACGCAGGGTGCGGCGGCGAGCCTGGCGGGGGCCATTGAGAGTGTGGTGAGCTTTGGCAATGTCACGGCCAATACCTTCGAGGGGGCTCTCTTGGCCATAAAGGAGATCTGGTCACGCTTGCCGGCAGTGATTGGGGATTTGGTCTATCGGGCTGCCAATCGCATGCTGCAGGGCATGGAAGCGATGCTGAATGGGGCCATTGGGCGCATTGATGCTTTCACAGGTAAGATCCGAGAAGCTTTGGCGGCGATTGGAGTTGAAACCACCTTCGGCACCATTGGGGAAATCTCTCTGGGTGATATTGCCAACCCCTATGCGCAAGGGGCTCAGGAGGCGGGCCTTGCCGCCTCTGAGGCTTTCCGCAAAGCCTTTGAGGACAATCCACTGGCGGTTCCGGACTTTGGTTTGGAGGGAATTGCGAGGGAGGCCCAAGCGGCGGCGGATCGATCGCGCGAGGCCGCGCAGGATTTGGCGCAGGGTGCGATGGCCCCTCTGACCTCATGGCAGGCCTTGAAGGCGGCTGTGACAGGGGCTGGCGACGAGGGGGCGTCGGCGCTGGATGAGGCTTCGAACTCGGCTGATCGGCTTACCTCCGCTTTGGGATCTGCTGCTAGCACAGCCACATCGGCTGGGGCTCAGGTTTTGGCCGGATGGCGTGCTGTGCAGGAGGCGCTCACATCTTATGCCACGGAGGCGTTGAACTGGGGTAAGGGTCTCGGCGAAACCCTAACAGGCGCCTTTGGCAGCGCGGAAAGCGCGTTCCGCAGTTTTGTAGAAACCGGCAAGTTTGACTTTAAAGGGCTTGTGCGCTCGATTTTATCAGACCTCGCGGTTCTGTCGTTCAAACGCGCCGTCTTGGGCCCGATTGCCTCAGCGCTCTCGGGCGTCTTCGGAGGCGGGTCGGTTGCAGCGGCCGTTTCTCACGCGGGAGGTATGGTTGGGCTGTCTGGGCATAGTCGCTCGGTTCCTACATTGGCCTTTGCTGCAGCCCCTCGCATGCATTCGGGCGGTTGGGCAGGTCTGCGCCCTGATGAGGTACCGACAATTTTGCAGCGCGGTGAGCGGGTGCTCAATCGGCGTGAGGCGGCAGACTATGGGCTCAGCGGTAACTCTGGTGCGGGCGTGGCCCTCAATATTGATGCTCGTGGGGCGCAGATGGGTGTGGCAGAGCAGATCGATCTTAAACTTCGTGCAGCTATTCCCCAGATTGCCCGACTGGCCACTCAAACGGTCGCGGACAGTCGCAGGCGGGGGTATGGGTTATGATCCCAGAGTTGCCTGTGAGTTGGGTGACCAGCCTCGAGCGTCGCTTAGTCACTGCTGTGAGTGTGAACACGTCCCCCTTTACTGGCACCCAAGAGGTGCAGGACTGGGGTGGGGAGTGGTGGGAGTATCAGGTGAGCCTTGCGATCTTGACCCCGCGCGATGGCAAGCGCGTTGCTGCCTTTTTTGCCGCTTTAGGTGGGGCGCGGGGGCGATTTATGTTCCGCGATCCAACGGCAGAGGCGCAAGGCGCGGTTGGCTCCGGTGTGGTCTCAGGCGCTGGTCAAACAGGGGCTGAGTTCTTGAGTGCAGGTTGGCTGCCGGAGACGGTGATTATGGAGGCAGGGGATCTCTTCTCCTTGGGATTTGAAGATCAAACCTGCCTCTATCAGGTCACCGCGGATGTGGTCTCAGATGCGGCCGGCATGGCGCGGCTTCCCATTGTTCCGAGCCTACGGTTCTCCCCTGTGAATGGAGAGGCGATCGAGCGTGAGGCGCCGAAAGTCTTGTTGCGTCTGACTGAGCCTGTGCCCGCTCAGATCGGGCGAGCGGGCAAATATCAATTTAGCTTTACAGCGCGGGAGGCCAGATGAGCCGAAGAGCGACGCAAGCGGTCTTGGAGGCCTTGGAGGCGCAAAGCTTACGACCGGCCATTCTCTTTGAGGGGGAATTCGCCTCCGGATGGGTGCGGGTTTGGACCGGGGATTTTGATCTTACTTGGGAGGGGCAGACCTGGATTGGCGCTGGTGCTCTCATTGGACTTGGGACCCTGGAGGACACCACGGATATTGTGGCATCGGGCACAGTGGTGTCGCTCTCGGGCGTACCGCTTGATCTGATCTCACTGGCGATTACCGAGGCTCGCCAAGGTAAGCCCGGCCGGATTTGGCTCGCACTCCTAACGCCCGACCGCGAAATCATCGCCGATCCGTTGCAAGCCTTCTCGGGCCGCCTTGATGTGCCGGAGATCAGTGAAGATGGGGCAACCTGCACTATCACGCTCTCCTATGAAAGCAGGCTGATTGATTTGGGGACCCCGCGCAGTTGGCGCTACACCCATGAAAGCCAACAGGCGCTCTATCCCGGGGATATGGGCTTTGAACATGTGACCGCAATCCAAGATCGGGACATCACATGGGGCCGGGGATGAGAGTGCAGGGGTGGGAGCAGCGCCTCTTTGAAGCGCTCACATCGGCCCGTGCACGCCCCTTTGCATGGGGAGAGCACGATTGTGCCACCTGGGCCTTTGATCTGCGTGCGACACTTCAAGATGCACCCAGCGCAGCGGATCTCTGGCGCGGACGGTATCGCACGGCGCTCGGGGGTGCTCGACTGATGCGCAAACTGGGATGGGGGAGCTTAGAAGAGGGCGCACGGGCGCTTTTGGGTGATCCTTTAGAGGACGTGCGATTGGCGCAGCGCGGTGATCTGGTCTTGGGCGGTGCGCCTGAAGCCTTTGGGGTCGTGGTCGGGGCTGAGGTGGCCTTTGTTGGGCTTGCGGGTCTCGAGGTCGCGCCTCTCACGCTGAGCCGATTGGCCTGGAGAACCTAGATCATGCCTCCAGTGGTGATTGGCGCTGTGGCTCTTGGGGGAGCTGCAGTGGCGGCAGGTGGCCTGACGGCGGCCTTTGCAGCGGGAGGGCTTATTGGCTTTGCAGCCAACTTTGGCGCTTCCATGCTGCTCTCAGGCGCGGCGCAGTCTTTGATGCCGAGCCCGACGGTGGGGTCCATGGCATTACAGTCGCGCTCGGTGACGGTGCGCGAACCGGTGATGCCGCGCGATATGGTTTATGGGCGGGTGCGCAAAGGCGGTGTTCTCGTCTTTCTGCATTCCACGGGGGATGCGGATAAGGATCTGCATCTCGTCATTGTGCTGGCAGGACATCGGGTCAAATCCATTGGGGCGATTTATTTTGAAGGAGAGATGGCCTTTGATGCGGCAGGAGCGCCCATCGGTCGCTGGGCCAACAGCGCTTATGTCGAAAAGCGCCTTGGATCTGAAACGCAAACGGCCTTTGAGGGATTGCGTGCGGCCGCACCGGAACATTGGACCGCAGCTCATCAGTTGCGGGGCTGTGCGGCGATCTATCTGCGCCTGACCTATGATGCGGATGTCTATCCGGGTGGCCTTCCAAATGTGACGGTGGATCTTGAGGGGAAAGACGACATCTATGATCCGCGGCTGGACCGCTACATCTATTCAGAAAACCCGGCGCTTTGTTTGGCAGATTATATGGCGAATCCCCGATTTGGCATTGGGGCGGGCATTGGAGCGGCGGATGGCCTTGAGGTCTCAAGCCTTATTGAGGCCGCCAATATTTGTGATGAAGAGGTGGCCCTTGAGGGTGGTGGGGGTGAGCCCCGCTACAGCTGTAATGGGGTGATCAGGCTCTCTGAGACGCCCAAGACTATCATTGAAGCGATGCTCACCTCCATGGCGGGACGGGCTGTGTGGCAATCGGGGCAATGGCGTCTGAGGGCAGGAGCCTACCGGATACCGATTGAGGTTCTTACCCGTGATGATCTGCGCGACGGTGGTCTGGCTCTGACGACGCGCCAAAGCCGCAGTGCGAGTTTTAATGCGGTGCGCGGGCAGTTTGTCTCGCCCGAGAACGCTTGGCAGCCAGATGACTTCCCGGCGGTCAGAAGTGAGGTCTACCGCACGGAAGACAATGGTGAAGAGGTGTGGCGGGATATTGCGCTGCCCTTTACAATCTCGGCCTCGATGGCACAGCGCTTGGCGAAGATCGAGTTGGAGCGACACAGGCGCCAACAGACCTTGAGGTTAAGTGGCAAACTGAAAGCTTGGCGCGTGGGGGCAGGAGAAACCGCGCTCTTTTATGATCCCCGTTGGGGCTTTGCAGGTGAGGGGTTTGAGAGCGGCAAGCCTTTCGAAGTGCTTTCAGTTCGATTGGATCTCTCGGGGTCAGGCGAGGGTGCGCGTTTGGTGCCAGAGCTGATCCTCAGAGAAACTTCTCCCCTGATTTACGACTGGGAGGCGAGTGAAGAACAGATTTACAAGGCGGCCCCACGCACAAACTTACCTTCGGCCTTTGATATTGAAGCACCGGGCGCCCCACAGGGGGAGGAAGAGCTTTATGTGACGCGGGATGGCTCTGCGGTGAAAGTGCTTCTGCGGGTGCGGTGGCTCGCGGCACCAAGTGGCTTTGTGGAGAGCTATCAATTTGAAGCGTGCCGTGATGGCGCGGAGTGGCAAGACTATGGCCGGACGACTGGGACGGTGATGGAGATCCGCGACATTCGCCCCGGCGATTGGGACTTCCGAGTGAAGGCGCTCTCAGGACTGGGGGTGGCCTCGCCTTGGAGAGAGGGCACGCTCGAGGTTGTTGGTCTGACCGCGCCACCTGAGGCGCTCAGCGGGTTGACCATTCAAAGTGCTGGGGGCTTGGCGGTTCTCAAATGGCACCGCTCGGTCGATGTTGATGTCCGCGTGGGCGGCAATATCATCATCCGCCATAGCAAAGAGCCGCTCGCCACCTGGGCCAATTCGGTCTTGATGGATAGGGTCTCGGGCAGTGAGGCTATTGCGGTCGTACCCCTGAAGCCCGGCACATATCTCTTGCGGGCGGAAGACAGTGAAGGGCGGCTTGGACCTGTTGTGCAGGTCTCAACCAAGGCCGCGCAGATATTGGGCTTTACGGAACTGGCCTCTCTCACGGCGGATCCAGGGTTTGTTGGGGATAAGTCGGGTCTCTTGGTGGAATCCGGAACTTTACAGCTCGCCCAAGGTGTCGCTGCAGATGGAACACCGGAGGTGACGGCCCTTGAGGGGCTCTATTCCTTCAGTGAGCGATTGGAGTTTGAGGCTCTCAAACGCTTGCGCTTGCGGTCTGATATTTTGGTGGGGGCCTCGCGTCTCTCAGACGTCTTGGATGATCGTTTGGGCAAGATCGACACTTGGGCAGATTTTGACGGCTCCGAGGGCGCCGAGATTGATGTGGTTCTCGAGGTCCGAGAGACTGACGACGATCCCAACGGTGTTGATCCACTTTGGGGACCGTGGGGCCGGATCGATACCTCTGAAATCGAGGCACGCGCGGTCGAAGCACGGGCTTGGCTTCGGACAAAAGATCCAAGCTTTACACCCATTGTCTCCCATCTCCGTCTTATCGCTGAAGAGGTTATGTGAGGTCAGACATGCGCTGTTCGCTGAAGTTATCCACAGGCCAATAGCTGCCTATGCTGCGTTATGCACAGAGTTGTGCACAGATTGAGGAAACAGGATGACCCAAGTTCCAAGCTTTGTGATCATCAATGATAATGGCGCTGCGGTGCGTGCGCAGATCAACCAAGTTCTGCGAGCGGTTCACTCCACCAATGCCGGTGAAGCGGAGCCCCCTGCAACGGCGCCAGGCATGCTTTGGGTTGATCAGAGCACCTCACCGCCGACCCTTAAAATACGCAATCCGGCCGATAGCCTGTTTGAGGCGCTTTTGGATGGTGGGGAATACTAGGACGACGACTTATGTGTCTGTGCGTGACTGTGCGGCTTTATAGACCGCGTTCCGTTCGCGCTTACCAACAGCCACGACCGTGACTGTAATGGTACTGTCTTCGACACGATAAACGAGCCGATAGCCGGCGCTGCGGAGTTTAATTTTGTAGTGGTTTGGCATGCCATGCAGGAGGTCTGCGGGAACATGTGGGGTATTGAGCCGTTCAATCAGCTTCTTTTTGAATTGCGTTTTTAGGGTCGAGCCGAGTTTCTCCCATTCTTTGAGAGCGGAGGGCAAGAATTGAAGGTCATAACTCATCCAGGCTGATCCGAATGGGCTGTTCATCGGCACGGTCTTGAATTGTTTTTGCGAGATCCAGATCGTCAAGGCGTTCCATCATTGCCTCAAACCGCGCTGCTGGCACCATGTAGGCCATGACGCGATTGTGGTTCAGGACGGCTACGGCTTGACCATCTGCTTGCGCCATCACCTGTGATGGATTTTTCTTGAGGTCAGAGACGCTGATCGCGATATCGGCTTCGACGCGTTGCATGATGGCTTGGCCCGAATTGGTCTAAAAACAGACCTGAATATAGATCTAAATTACAATAAAGCAAGTGGCCTTGCCCAATGGGCAGTAGGAGGTGACCATGCCTGAAACAGGCTTTCTAGAGACCTTAAATGGTTTTTTTGGCGGAACACTGACCACATTGATCGGCGCCTTTACGGGGCGACTGATGTGGCACTCAGGCGAGGTCAAACTGGGTAATCGCAAGTTCTTTGGCAAAGAGCTTTTATGGGAAATCCCTGTGGCCATAGGGATGGCCATTATTGGGGAGGCGATTGCGAGTTATTGGGGCTTGGGCCAACCGGTGCGCACGGGGCTTGTGGCCACGCTTGCTTACTTGGGACCGCGCGGGGCGGAAGCGCTTTTGACGGCATGGTTTTGCCGTAAAAGATAGTGGATTGGTCTCCTCTTGATACCTGGGGTGCATTGCCCCATGTAACACGCGCAAAGGCATGGGAGGCACAGATGTCATCTGAGATCACTTTGACCCCAATTGTGGACCAGTTGCGCAGTGTCACGGATAAAGTGGCTTTGGTGCGTGACCTTGTCCTGGAACATGGTGGGTTTTGGCAAGATCCAGAAAATCAGACCGGTCTTTTTGAAATCCAATTAGCAGGCCTCGCTGGCATTGGGCCTTCCGCGGCGGCTGCAGTTGAAGATTGGCTAGCGCAGGCGATGACCTTTTTGTCGGGCCATCAAGAGGAGGCCTACTGAGGGCGATGTGATCGTCGCGTGACGATCAGGGCGTGCGCACAAGGCAGCCCCAAAGAGTGAAAACGAATGAAACCACAGCCGCTCCATTTGGGGCGGCTTTTTGTTTTGGGAGAGATCAGATGACCCCTTTTGATATTGCACGCTCATATCTGGGCACGACAGAGGGTCCCGGGATTGAGGATAATCCTGCGATTCTGGAAATGTATACGAGCATTGGCCAGGACTGGGTGGAACATGATGATGTCGCCTGGTGTGCGGCCTTTGTCGGGCACTGCCTTGAGAAAGCCGGGATCAAATCCACCCGTCGTTTGACGGCGCGGTCCTATTTAGCTTGGGGCATTCCAATTGAGATCTCGGAGGCCCAACCAGGCGATATTGGGATTGTCTCCCGAGGCTCTGCCTCTTGGCAGGGGCATGTGTTCTTCATTGATCGTATCGAGGGCAACTGGGTTTGGGCTTTGGGTGGTAACCAAGGGGATGCGGTGTCGATCAAACGCTATCCGATCTCAAAGCTTTTGGGGGTGCGTCGCGCGGGACATGTCTCGCCCGTGATGCGGCTCTCAGTGGAGGAGGTGCAAAGACGCCTGAAGGCGCTTGGGTATCACGAGGTGGGCGCGCTCGACGGCAAGATGGGGCCGCGCACGCGTACGGCTATTCTGGCCTTCCGAGAAGAGGAGGTGCTGCCATTGGAGCCGGTGATCGATGTGGCGCTTGAGGAGGCGTTAGAGACCGCACGTCCGCGAGAGGTCGATCAAACGCGTGCCCAAGGTCGCCCAGATGAGAGCCGTATTTTGCGCGCTGCTCAGGGACAAATCGGTCTTGGCGCCGTGGGGGTGGTTGGGGCTCTCACAGCCCACATCGCGCCATTCCTGGATCAGGTGGAAGACGTGCAAGGTGGCGCACTTCGGCTCTTGCATGCTTTGGGACTGGAGACGGCTGTCTCGAGCATTATGCCTTGGCTTACCTTTGCCCTCTTCGCAGGCATTCTGGTTCTCGCCTTTAAGGCTCGTCAGGCGCGCCTAGACGATCACCGTTCGGGAAAAACACCATGAGCAGCATGATCTGGAGAGCCCTCTCTTGGCTGTCGCTGCGTGGCCGCTTTTTGATGACCTGGATAAGCCTTGTGGGTCTTGCCTTTGGTGTTGGGGTTCTGCGCGGTCGTAAGGCCGCTCAACTGTCGATCACATTGGCGCGTGCAGATCAAAAAATTGCCGCTCTGAAAGCGCGGCAGGCGATCTCAAATGAGGTGAGACAGCAGTCAAGTGATGAGATGCGCAGGCGTCTCAAGGCTTGGAGTGCGAAGACAAGACGATGAGGGCCATCATCTTTCCTGATAGGGTTTAGAGGTCCGGATCGCCCGATATTCGAAATCTTTGCCAACGCGTTTTTGCACCAAATTGACATGTCCCCGCTCGGAGTGCAGGCGCGCGAAATCCATAATCCGCATGGACGCACGGATGCGGGCCGTACCGTAGACGAAATGTTCGCGCGGTTTGGCGGTTTTAAGAAACGCCTCAAACTCATCAAAGCCTGCACGGGGTCCGCGCAGTGTGAGTGTCGAATCTAAACTCATAAGTCCTCCCCAGGTCTTGGGGTGACCTTAGGGCACTTAAGTCTCAGGTCCAGACCAAAAGGACCGAAGCATAGCTTTGGAGTAATCTCATGCTCAAAATGTTTTGGCTTTGCGTATTCTCTGTGCAAGCCGCCTGTACGGGCCTTGTGCTATCACCCGAGTGTGAGTGGGCTGAGCCCATCCGGCCGCAGCTGGAGGATCACCTCTCTGAGCCCACCGCTCGTCAAATCCTCACCCATAATGAAACCGGCGCGCGTCTTTGCGGATGGCGCCCATGAGCTGCGCGACCCTGTCTGAAGGGCCGGTGATCTTGATCGGCTATCTTTGGCGTCTGCAGATTGAAGCGGCAGCACCTCTCTTTGAGGCTGATGCGCGTTATTTTGCACAACTGCGTCGAAAGCGTACTGATCCTGAAGTGCTGACAGATCTCTCAACAGAGGAGGGTGGCATCACTTGGATTAGTGACACGGTCTTAGAGCTGAGCCTGTCGGTAGAGCAAACATCGCAGCTCTCATCGGGGCAGGTGGTGATGGATCTCAATCGGCGCGATCTAACGCCTGCAGTGCATTTAGGGATCCTTTTAGAGGTTCCGGTGATTTGGCCCGTGACGCGGGGAGTGGGGGCATGACCATCGTCTCTCCACCGTCGGGGGCGATCACAATCACGGCCCCTATTCGCGTTGAGGTCGCAACGGGGCCTCTAAGGCTTCAGCTCTTGGGACAGCCCGGACCGCGTGGGGAAATTGGCCCGCAGGGCGACAAGGGCGATCCCGGTGAGCCGGGCATCACCATCCTTCCATCCAATGTGACGTTAAACGGAGGCTTCTTCTGATGGCCAATACCATTCAATTAAAACGCCGCGCTTCGGGAAACGCTGGCGCACCTGCCGCTCTCAAGTCGGGAGAGGTGGCGCATAACGAGGTGGATAACACGCTCTACATCGGGAAGGGCGATGATGGGGCAGGGAATGCGACCACGGTGACGCCTCTTGCGGGCCTCGGTGCATTTGTCGATCTGGCGAGTGCACAGTCGATTGCGGGGTCTAAGACCTTTGCTGTTGTTCCCAAGTCCGCGCAAGACGCGACGGGGGCAACAGAGCTCATCCGCAAATCGCAATTCGATCTCTCCCTTTCTGAAAAATCTAATCTCGGTCACGGTCATGCGATGTCTGATGTCTCAGGGCTTGAGGAGGCGCTAGTGGGCAAGTCCGCAACAGGGCACGGACATGCGATTGCAGATGTGACGGGCCTTCAAGCAGAGCTGACTGCGAAAGCTCCGCTTGCATCACCAGCTTTAACCGGAACGCCGACGGCGCCGACGGCTGCTGTTAGTACAAATACAACGCAACTTGCCACGACAGCCTTTGTTCAAGGGGCGCTTGCGGGCTTTGGCGCGGGTGACATGCTGGCTGCCACTTATGATGCGGATGGGGATGGTAAGGTTGATGCGGCCGACGTGGCTGATGTGGCGCCATGGGCGGGCATTACCGGTAAGCCTACGACCTTCACCCCTGCGGCCCATGGTCATGGGATCTCTGAGATCACTGGCCTTCAAACTACCTTGAATGCAAAGGCGGCTCTTGCCTCTCCCACGTTCACGGGCACTCCGACAGCTCCGACGGCCGCGCAGGGGACTAACAGTACACAGCTTGCAACAACGGGATTTGTGGCGGCCGCCATTGCCACGCTGATCGATGCCGCTCCAGGAGCGCTTAATACGCTGAATGAACTTGCAGCCGCTTTAGGGGATGATCCCAATTTTGCGAGTACAGTAACCAACGGTTTGGCGTCGAAGCTACAGGCGTCGCTGAACTTGAGCGACCTGACCAATCTGGCGACGGCGCGGGGCAATTTGGGTCTTGGCTCAATGGCAACGCAAGTGGCAACTGATGTCTCTATCACGGGCGGCACGATTAACGGTATTGCTCTTGATGGTGGGACCTTCTGAGCGCGTTTAAGTCCGCGACACTCTTTCCAATCAATAAGTGATGGCAGGTCAAAGGAGGCCCGATGGCCAGTACAATTACGCATAAGCGGTCCGCAATTGCGGGCAAGGTCCCAACCGTGGCACAGCTTGCCTTGGGGGAGATCGCGATCAACACCCGCGATGGTAAGATTTACATCAAGCGCGACAATGGGACGGCATCGGTTCTGGAGATCGGGGCGACTGGACCACAGGGACCAGAAGGACCGCCGGGCCCGCAGGGGCCCGTTGGACCTTCACAGTTTCCACTGTCGCAGCCCAGCGCCACGAGGGGAGCCGTTTACTTTAATCCCAGTGATGAAAAGCTTTACATCTACAACGGCACTTATTGGGCGGGCGTGAAATTTGCCAACCCCTATCTCAATCTGGTCACGGGCACCGCCAACAATATCTTCGCGAACGGTGCCGTACATGGGGATGTGGGGATCGGCTACATCGGCACGACCTATGTTCCCCCCTCAACCAGTGAAAACCAAGCCGTGGCCTATCGCTTTACCAATCTGCGAGCAACAGGGTCGGTTACAGTGACCGGCACTGTCAGCCCGACCAGCAGCACCGTCTCAGGCAATGACCGAGATATTACGATCTATAAGAACGGTGTTGCTATTGCTAGCGCTGGTGGCCCTTACGGACCTTACAGCACGACCGTCACAACCAGCATTGCGGTCAACGATGTCTTCGAGTGGAAAATCCGTGACGTTTATTGGCGCTACTCTGCCAGTGGTGCTCAGGCCGATAACTGTAAGATCACGACCGGGAGTAGTCTCACATGATGTATCAATGGACAGATGAGACCCTCCGTGCTGTTTGCGTCATCGACGACAGTGTCCCTCTCGAAGATCAGGTGCCGTGCATTATCACAGACCGGGATCTAGACTGGGCGCAGCTTCCCTTTGATCAGGTGCAGCCGTCGCAGGTCGAAGACTATCTCCTCCTACAGCGGGTTCGGAAAACGCGCGACAGGTTGCTTCAGGGGAGTGACTGGACGCAGCTCAGCGACGCACCCGTCGATCGCGACGCTTGGGCGCGCTACAGGCAGTTACTCAGGGATCTGCCGCAGCAAGAAGGGTTCCCGGGGGAGGTAGTTTGGCCGGAGGTGGGGTGA